CGTGTTTACTCCTTGGTTTTCTCTCGAATAAAGCGCTGGTGCTACGACCGTTATTGTTATCGGACCCCAACGATTTTGATTAGCAAAGTAAGGATGGGTTGAGGGATAAGTAGCGTTAACAACACTTGTAAATTTCAATTTAACCCCGGCGGGGTTGCCAGGCACGGTCGCTGTACGAGTAGCGGTTCCCGTTGTACCCATTGCTCTAGCTGGACCAAACAGTGAATATTCGGCTGTAGCTTGGCGTCCTTGCGTGGCATTAGTGGGAAGCCAATCTTCAAAGGCAACTGCCACTGCTGCTGTTGTACTTCCCTGCTCGTCAGGCAAAAACGTTACTACATTCAAAGGTGATGGCGCACCTGTTATCGGGGCGAACGTTTCAGCAGCAGCTTCTAACGCCAGCTCTGGATTGAAAACAATCTCTTCTTTGGTAACCTTCTTCCCTAATGTTGTAATATTAAAAGTGCCGTAATTTGTTGAATACGTGCCTGTTATTTTACTTTCTATTTTTCCGCGTCTTTTAGCATCTAAAAGGAAAAATTGGGCAGAAGCGGGGCTGTGACGTGCTATATCAGCGCCAGACTTGGGCAACATTTTAAATTCATACCTTCCGCGTGCGGGGTGCTGAATGCGTATAAAATTAAACTGATCTTGCGGTGCCTCGCCCGTAACGCAAAACTGCTCACCTAACGCTGCCCAAGGATATTCGTTGCCACTGGCATCTGTGCCAGAAGGGCGCAGCAATATTGTAAACACTGACGTGCGTTTGAAATAAATTGACATTACGCCGCTTTCAATGGCTACACCATCTTCTTCTGCTCCTTTGAATGCCTCTACCGATGGCAGACCTTGAAAGTTGCATAAACCATTGGCACGATTCCAAACTTGAGAACGCAACCCAATTTCAGTAACTTCGCAGTCGCGGGTATTACGTACCACTCCAAAAGCAACGCGCAGTAAGGGATAAAAGCCATTTCCCGCGTGCAACCCGAGGCCACCGCCAGCATTAGTTGCACCATTGTCGTCGCTGCGAATCCTGCTATAAAGCATTTTTCGACTAATTACACCAATTCGAGAGCCTTGGTCCGCTCCAAAAGTTTCTACACATTCCAACGTAATCGCTTGCTCCTTTGTTACTTCCCACGCTGCCTCTGTGCGTTCTATCACCTTCCATACGGTGCGGCCAATCATAATAGTCTCGCCGTATTGCAGCATATCATCAGCGTTGCGACGGCCCGTAGTTATTTCACTGTTAATATCATCAACTTTGGTTCCTTCGTATACGGTCCCGTCTTTGTTGTTTACATAATAAGTATTAAGATCGAGTAGCTCGCTTCCTGCAATAGTAAATTGAGCTGTGCTGCCAATTGATGCTGTAAAAATTTGTGTTTCGCCAGTAGTTGCCTCTTGGCCATTAAATTTAGTTAAACCCATAAGGCGGCCATAACCGCGACCCGTGCCCTTTTGCCCTTCCGCACGAATTTCCAGTACTTTATTTTCTGCGATGCCATAGTCTCCGGCAATTTTAATGCGTTCTTTTAACCGTTGATTTTTACGGTCATCTTTCAAGCGGTCGCTTGAGTCCGGAATATTTGGAATCGCAACTAGCTTCCAGTTAACGCGGTAATCAGAACCGTTATGAATACCAGAATGCACCCCAAATTGCGTATTAGCAGTAGGTGTATAGGCATGACAAAACCCAGTATCTTCAACGCTGTTTATTGTTGGGCAACGAAAAACATCGCCAGAAGATTCTGGATCACCTGATGAATCAGTGCCACTCGTGCCATAACGCAAGTTTTCTGTAAAGATGCGTGCATTAGTGTTTGTATCACGCTTCCAGTAAAATGCAAAATTGTGCCGGTAAATAGCGTCAAGGGCGGTGTTGCCTAAGAAGATGCCGTTTACGCTGGGAATAGGAAGGCCGTTTGCACCAGTGCCTTGTTCGCCCACAACAAACATCAACTTGACGCCTTGCTGGGAGCCATAGCTAAACGCACGCGACCACACCAAGCTTGGTGCCGCGAGGATGCCGCCGGTTGCAGCTGTGGATTGCCCAAAGATGATTGGTATTGGGTCGCCGTAATTAGCAAGTTCCGCTTGCGTATCAAAGCCATTAGTGGCGCTAAAGCGATCCGCGCCAGTGCGGCTTGCTAGTTGCCTTGATGTTGTTTGCCCTTGCTGCTTAGGCTTAGGCATCAGCAGGAAGCTAATAGCAGACAGCGCAATGCCAACCGCAAGATTTACAAGGAATATTGTTGTAGCACTTTTTGCTGCTCCACCTAAAAAAGCAGCAGCAGCAACACCCGCCGCAGGAAGAATGACGTTGATGTCCGGAATATGGTCATACTCAGCAGGTCGCACACGCGACCGCTTCATTGCTTGAACTGTAAACGCACGGTATTCAGCTTCGCTGCAGCCAAGCGTGGCGACTAGCTCACGCTCGAATGGCAGCAGCGGAAGGCGTGATAAGTCGGTAACACCTCGATACGGCACCATGCCACTTGCTCCGGTCTTGGACTTATGTAGAGGGCTCCCTGACTCCATACAACCGCAAAAATTGGTCGATCCTGCTGTAGCAGGAGAATATCACCATCGTAGCTGGCTTTTGGTATTCGTCGCCCCCATGTCAACAGGTCACGCGCTATTTGGCGTCGTGGCGCCTCGTACCAACTAGCCTGGAACGCTGGCGTAGGGATGCCCATGTCATGCAGCGCCACATAAACCATGTGGATACAGTCGATGGCGCCATCATCGTCGGTGCCGTCAGCACCAAGGCGATATGGCTTGCCGATTAAATCAGCGCAGCCGTACATTGCTGCTAACGGGTATGGCGCCTATTAAGCGCTGCGTCAAGCGGCGCATCGGTACGTCTGTGCCAACTGCATCCAGTACCGTATCTAGCCGTAGTTGCAAACTAGTTTCATCCCAGCTTCCATTGGATACCTGACCGACATAAGTGTGCAACAGCTCGCCGCCAGTGGGGTTGTCAGGGTCAAGGATCAGTACAAGTACGGTTGCAACCCATAAATCCTGCACAGCGCGTAGGGCCCATGCGCGGCTGATTTGATTATTTGGGAACACCAGCGCTGCTTCAACGTTGTCACCTGTGCGGTTTACGGTGACACCAGAAAAGCCAAATGGCAAAAAACCATACTGTTCCCCGCCGAATGTGGCAGTTTTACCGATGTAAAAGTTTTGATAATAAAATTCCTGCCCATCTCTTGGTGTACTCAAAACAAGGTAGTTGCCGAGGGCTAGATCCATTACACTCCAACGCGCTTGCGGGTACTAGGTGATTGCTGCAGCCTACGCAGTGTACGCTGCTCACCTTGCGCTGCACCTTGCTGTGCTGCTTGACGCATTCCGGCTTGGAATTGCGAAGCGGTGACGTACTCAACATCATTGATGCGCTCGACGCTGTAGCGCACGTCGATCGCCATGGGGCCACCGGCTGCTGCGCCGCCGCCTTCGGCTGTGCCGCCACCTTCAGCGCCACCGCCCCCGGCACCAGGCGAACGGCGATAACGAGACATTGCGCCATCAAGGTTGGCAGCAACGCCAAGCTTGCCGTCAGCACCACGCTTGAGAGGCATGATCGCCTCAGGGCCAGCTTCACCCATCAGGCCGGTGCGTGTGGTGCCGCCATCGGCGAATTTGAACATCGTGGGCGAGCTGACGACACCGCCGCTGGCAAACTTGGCGATGCCATTGCTGAACGTGGCGCCGTTGGCCGCTAACGCCGGCATTGAAAATGCACCTGGGTTAAAGTTGACGCCGGGTGCGCCACCAAAGTTTGTTGCACCAGCGCCCACGCTAGACGCACCACCAGCTGCACCAAGCGCCTTCAGGATGGTTTGCAAGATGATCATCGTCATCTGCTTGGCAATGATCTGCGCTGCCATCTCAAGGAACATATCAGCAACTGACTTAAAGAAGCTACCTAATGCTTCCTTAGCGGTCATGCTGCCAGATATTAACCCTTGGAATGATTGCGCGAATGCATTGCCGATGCCTTCTGCAGATGTAATAGCAATGTTGCTGATGCTGGTAAGGTCGGCGATTTCTGTTTTTAGTGCACCTATACGTCCTTCTATTTTTTCTGTGGGGGTTTGTACTTGTGCAGCTGCTACACCTCGGGCGCC